AATGCTCCATGCGTTGCACCAATGGCAGATTTAGCCCGCAAGGAAAAGACGTGGCTTGAACCTGAATTGGTTACAGTGACAACTAATGTTAAGGATTTAGATGCTAGATTGTATTCCAATTGTCCATATTCCATTCAAAGACGTATGCACGTTGTTATAGATGTTTTTGCGAAGACGGAATTTCAACGTGTTAAGGATGGTGTGTGCTTGGGATTGGATTCCAACAAAGTACTGGAGAAATACACAATTGATGGTCAATTTGTTCCACCTCCCTTTGATGATGTATGGGAATTGACGTTGTCGATTGCTGTTCCTCCTGCCAATCTCAAAACTGGTGCTTCATATCGTGTCATTGAATGGAATGGTATCAAGATGGAGCGTGTGGACATGTGCACTGCGGTTAATTATTGTATTGAAATGTTTCACAAACATCGACGTGAGCAATTTGAATTGGTTAGCCTGCAGGACGCACGCTCCAGTGACATTGAGTTGTGTGGAGTAGATGGATGTGTTCAGATTAAGAGTTATTGCCTTAAACATAATTGTTTGGGCAAATACACTTTTGACATTAGGAAAGATGGCACTGATAGTTGTCATATAATATTGGATAATGACCACAATTTCGATAGCCACAGTAATGAGGAAAATGATTATGCGCTCGGGAAACGTGCAAAGAATGTTTGTCAACAAGTTGGCAATTTGTTTCATGACAAAATTGTAGGGGATGCTCGGCGTTCTGCTGAATTTTTGGAGACTACGGTTTCTGCCGGAATTTTATTTGCAGCTAGAGCATTTGTTCGACGTTTTGATTGGATCACTATTATACCCACCAATTGGGTATATAATTGCCATTTACAAAAAATTTTCATGCTTTGCGAGGCACGAAAATTACGTGACACATACGTCAAGAAGACTGTGTTACAGTGGTCGGTTTTGGGAGTTTTTGGCATTTTATCTAAGAATGTTGCGAAAGTTAACAAGTGCGTAACCTTAGGTACTATGGGCTTAGGCCTCGGATTTTGCGCAATAAGGCAATCTCATATGGTTAAGATTGTGAAAGAAAGTTACGTTTCAGAATTGGCCGAACGAAATACATTGCATCCTATGCTTCAAGATATTCGAGATAAGCATTTAGCGCGCGTTTTGAAGGCCTCAGCCATAATGGGAGTTGCGTACACTTTGGCTAAATTGTACAAACGTTGGAGAACTCTTGAGCCTCAAGGATCTTTGGAGCCAAAGAGTATGGAAGACATAGCCCAACGAGATAGTGAGGATAATGTATGGTCAGGAGTTGCAGTTCGAAAACTTCCATTGACCCACAAATCTTTCTTGAGTTGCCAATCGCATTTGAGAGATATTATCGAGAAAAATTTAGTTTATGGCACTGTTGAATCGGGTGATAAAAAGCTTATGGTTAATGGATTGTTTCTTCGCTCAAATGTGGTACTTGTTCCTAATCATTATTTTGATGGGCAAGAGGAATTGCGAGTTATTTTCCGGAAAGAAAATCCCGATAGGTGTGGTGGAAAATTTACCACTCAGTTACATGTAAAGTCGTCAGTGTTAATTCCTGACACAGATATGCGTATATGTTATTCACCTAATGGAGGGTCTTTTAAGGATATTGTTGATTATTTTCCTTTAGATTACTTTCCTTCTCACAATTTTGAGATGATTTATCGTCTTAAAGATGGTAGCGTGAAGACCATGGAAGGTAAAGCCCGTCCGAAACGAGTTCAGACCGTAGTTTCTTTTCAGGGTGGAATTTATGAAACCCTGAGCGATAATACTTTCGCTGGATTGTGTGGTGCAGTCCTGATTTCTCGTGGGGCCCATGGAGCAATTACTGGTCTTCACCTTGGTGGTCATGCTGGTACTCCCAAAGGTTGTTATGGATCTTTTGTGAGGCAAGAATTGTTGACCGCCATTGAACAGTTAGATCAAATGACGGCAGTTCTTTTGTCAGGAACCGCTGAGAGTTTTCCTGCTCAAGTGCTCGGAGTGAGCATAATTGGGGAAAATGAAATTCACAAAAAGAATCCTATTAAGTTTATGCCCGAGGGATCACAGATCGAGTATTATGGATCTTGCCCCGGGAAAACAAAGGCCGTATCGCGTGTAAAGGTTACGCCAATTAGCCATTTGGTTACTGATGTATGTGGGATTCCCAATAAGTGGGGGCCTCCCAAGATGAGTCCCGATTGGTTTGGTTGGCAAACTTGTCTGGCAAATTTATCTGAGCCAGGGGAGCCATTTCCCCATGATTTGATATCACGTGCCGTTGAAGATTATAAAAAGCCCATCATTACACTGTTTGAAAGTGAATTGTGGAATAGTGCATCTCCAATGAATGATAAAGAAAATATTAATGGTGTGCCGGGAGTTAAATTTCTTGATGCAATTAAAATTGGCACATCTATTGGTTTTCCTTTGTCAGGACCCAAAAGTGATCATATGTTGGATGTTGATGTTTTTGATTCCAATGGATTGTTGGATAGGAAATTTACTGAGGGCATTAATGTGGAAATTGCACGTTGTGAAGCAGCATATCTGCGCGGTGAAAGAGCTTACGCAGTTGCAAAGGCGTGTAAGAAAGATGAAATACTTGCCAAGGAGAAGTGCCGTATATTTTATGGAAATTCAATTGCATTGACATTTTTAGTGAGAAGATATTTCTTACCACTTGTGCGTGTGTTAATGATGAATCCATTGAAGTCTGAATGTGCAGTTGGAATTAATTCTCACGGACCAGAATGGGACCAAATGATGAAATACTTACGCTCCAAAAATCAAGATAGATTTTTGGCAGGCGATTATAGTAAGTTTGATCAGAAATTGCCAGCTCAAGTGCTGTTTGCTGGTTTGCGCATTTTGATTGATTGTGCGTGTAGATGTCCAAATTACACCGCCAATGATATATGTGCGATGAAGGCTATGGCTGGAGATTTGGTATATTCAGTAATTGCCTTTGATGGTAATCTAATTGGTTTGACGAGTGGAGGACACATTAGTGGTAATCCATTGACTGCGGTGTTGAACAGCATTTGCAATAGCCTGAATATGCGATGTTGTTTCTTTACAATTTATCCGGAAGCACAGGATTTTCGCGAAGCTTGTGCGTTGATCACGTATGGCGATGATAATGCTGGTTCAGTCGATCCACAATATTCTGATTTTAATATTAAGAAATGTTCTGAAGTATTAGCTAGGTATGGCCAGGTTTACACGATGCCCGATAAAGAGAGTGAGATGGTTGATTTTATATCCGTCGATGATCTTGAATTTTTGAAACGGAAAACGGTCTACCATCCTGCGTTAGGTTGCGAAGTTGGTGCATTGTCGGAGGATTCATGTTTTAAAATGTTGCATTGTTTTTTACGTGAGAAAAATTCACCTTTGTCTGAGGTGGAAGCTTGCGCATTGAATATTGACACTGCATTAATGGAGTGGTTCAATCATGGACAAGCTATATATGAGAAACGTCGGGACGAGATGAAAGATGTAGCCCGGTTAGCCAAATTAACAAATTTGTGTACACAATTGCATGTTACATATCAAGATAAAGTTGATCAGTGGCACGAGAGGTATGATCCTCATTCTGGTGAGGAGGAGGAGTTGCCAATTCGACCATTATACGTTAAAGCCTTTACTGATATTCCATTGACTGCTGTGTCGATGGACGCCCCACTCATACATAATATGGTTGGGGAAGTTGATTTGATCTTTATGTCTACTCATATGGGTATCCACCACATGTTGTTCTTGGAGATTAAAGATTCATTGTTGGCATCAGCAAGGAGCAAGGGTCGCAAGCAATTGCGTAGATTGTGCTACGCAGCGGCGGTATTGAATCCGTCAATATCATATGCCGGTGTTTTGTTGTCCCCCCAGGGTTATGAACCTGTGACCATGTCTGGGCATGATGGTTATTGGGAGGATATACGTTTACCCTTTTCGATGTGGCGTGACGTAAGAGAGTATGAGAACGCTGCAAGATTGAGGGCGTATGGGTTTTAATTTGCCCCGCCTTTAGAATGGCGTTAAATTAATCTCCCAGTTTCAAATCTGATGGTAAGCAAAATTGTCTTGTGTTATTGGATACCACAATTTTCAGAGTGACTATTTGAAATTGTAGGCTTGACACAAGATTTTTGGGTGATAAAGAATCACTTAAGTCGCACCCCACCCTCGATAGTCGATAGAGGTGATGGGTTAAATAATTTGACTAACAAAAACACATATGAAAATATTAAACAAAAACAAACCGGTGGTCGTGACGACCACAAAATCGACACGGATGTGTTGTCCACTTTTAAATGGGTTACCGATGTTGACCCTATGATAGTGGTAATTGAGAGGAATTTTGCCCTTTATGAGAAACAATTATTGGACATGCCACTTCAAGATTTTCCTGTTGCTGAACTTGAGGATGAATATTGTGATTTTGTCCCTATTTTTAAAGCACATTCAGGAATTACAGCTGATACCAACATCAATTCGTCGCCTGATGATATTAAGCATCAAACGATGCGTTTTCGAGATCAGTTTTCTGGTCATACAAATGACATTGAGACTTTTGTGGATCCTACCAGGAAGTTGCAAGATAAAGATGATGTTCCATTGTCCGAATTTTTCGCTCGTCCAGTTAAGGCTTTTGAAGCCCAATGGAATACGAATGGCATTTTAAACGCCGAATTTAACCCGTGGCGTCAGTTTTTGACGAATAAAAGGGTTCAGAATCGTTTGGCAAATTTTAAGTTGTTGAGATGTAATTTACGTATGAAAGTCGTTGTCAATGGTAATGGATTTCAGTATGGTCGTGCCATAGTGGCTTATTGGCCAATGTCGGGTTATGACCAGTTATCTACCCATACATCTCTTGATCCTATCGATTTGACGCAGACTTCGCAATTGCCTCATATTTTTATTGATCCCACTACTTCCACAGGCGGGGAGATGTTGATTCCTTTCTTTTGGCATGAGAATTATTTTGATATCACTCGCTCGAATTGGGGTGGTGATTTAGGATTGCCTGATGCTGGTAAAATCTTGTTTAGGACTCTCAATCCGCTCAAACATGCAAATGGTGCTGATGATAAGGTTACCATTTCATTTTTTATTTGGGCGGAGGATGTTGAGATGGCCATCCCGACGTCAGTTGATTCCAACACCCTTGCTCCTCAAGCAGGAGAAGAAGTTGATGAGGCCAATACTAAAGGGATGGTCTCTGGTCCTGCAACCACGGTTGCAAAATATGCTGGCATAGCAGCTGGTTATGCTCCAGTTGCACCTTATGCTATGGCAACTTCTAAGGTTGCCGGTGCTATTGCCAGTGCTGCCAAGATTATGGGATATAGTCGCCCCACTAATACCCAAAATCCTGAGCCATTTCGTCCGACACCAATTTCACAGTTGGCAACGACGACTACGCCAGATACTGCTTTGAAGTTGACTGTAGACGACAAGCAGGAGCTTACGATTGATCCTCGTGTTTCAGGAGTTGGCGCTCATGATCCCTTGATTATTAGGGACATTGCCAAAAGAGAAGCATATTTGACTCAATTTACATGGCCCGTGGCTGACGGGCCCACAACTTTGTTGTGGAATGCTCGGGTAAATCCGTGCTTGTGGCAAGAAGATGCCAATGGTGCCATTGTTTTACCTCCGTGCGCTATCGCAGCATTACCTTTTAGATATTGGAACGGATCTATGAAATTCCGTTTTCAGGTGGTTTGTTCTACTTTTCACAAGGGCCGCTTGGAGATAAGATTTGATCCTGGGTATGTGGATGGATCCACTATTGGTGAGTACAATATTAACTATATGGAGATTATTGATATTGCCGAGACCCAAGATTTTACGATTGAGGTGACCAATTCTCAGCCTTTTTCTTTGCTGAGACATTTGGATCCTGGAGTGGATTCGGCTACGGAAGGTTATTCCACCACTGACTATAATGGCACATTGAATGGACTTTGCAATGGAGTGATTTCCGTGCGTGTTTTGAACGAGTTGACCGTGCCCAACAGCACAATCGACAATGATATTTCAATCAATGTGTTTGTTTCAGCGGGGGATGATTTTGAAGTTTTTGTTCCTGAGGACAATTTTCAGAAATTTACCTTCTTTCAACCGCAATCAGGTACGGAAATGGTACCGGAGTCACAAAACACTTCGGAACCCTCCGCTCCTCAACAAGCTGAATCTGACCATATGGGAGCAGATTTGCAATATTCATCGGAGTTGAATATGGTTTTTGCCGGTGAATCTATTGTATCTTTTCGTCCGTTGTTGAAGAGATACAACTTGTGGCGGCGCGAGGTCAACAATTCCTTAGGGACTACTGGATTTCGCAAAATTGTTAGACAGCGATTGATGTATCCTTTTCTCCGCCAGGGCAGTCCATCAGATTATGTTGATGCTGGACCCGTAGGGTACAACTTTGCCAATACTGTGTTGTTGCATTGGGTTACCACCTGCTTCGCAGGTTATCGTGGTTCAATTAGATATAAATATCTGATCAATAAAGCTACGGCTGGAGATACCGAGTATGGGAGTTGTTGTGACAACAACGGATTTCGCGTTTATGTTGAGAGATTGGATCCTCTTGCTCAGTCTAATCCTGCGTATATCACTTTCAATAGTGCTATGGCTTTGTCGCCACCTTGGTTGGTGTCGCAATCTATTATTCCTGGGTTTTCAGACCGTGTGCCAACAGGCGCTCGGGGGACGGTGTTTGCATCTGATCTCATTAACCCAAACGTTGAGTTTGAAGTTCCTTATCAAACTCAGTTCAGATTTGTTCCAGGCAAGTTAGCTCGTCAGACTAATGCAAATGCGCTCCAGTCTCAAGCTGGAACATTTCAAAATCTTTACCGTGTTTCTTATGAAGGGAACACTTCTAGGGAGCAGCAAATTGATATGCATGTAGCTGCTGGTGAAGATTTTCAGGTTTATTTTTGGAGTGGCATGCCGCGTATTTATTACTCGGCTGTTCCGCCCCAGCCTCCACCTTAGAGAGCGCCTGACGTCGTGGTAGACGTTAAACACCCCAGTGATGAGGTTATCATTAGTTTTACAGTAACTATAAAACTGCACCGTGCTGTGGCCGCACGGGTGGACTCTAAGATGAGTCTTAATTGGCTACGCCGTATCTATTGTGATATACCGGAATTTTTCCTCGGCGTAGCTGAGGTTTTCAAGGGGTCACAATTTTAATTAGCGTGGTCAAGCAACGTAATTGTTGAACTGC